GAACTAGGGTCAAACATTCTAGTAGAGCCATATCCTGTAAGGGCAGAATCAGCTATATTTCCTAAAGAACCTCCGATTATGTTTTGTGCTGGAGTTAAATCAAGTCCTGCACCTTCCGCTAATTCTCGTGCACCTTGTATGTTTCTTCCTGCGCCTAGTAATTGACCTATACCCATACCAGTAGCACGACCTGCCACTCTTGGTGCTTGTCTTAATAAACGTGAGCCTTCACGAACTCCTCTTTCTCCTGCACCTATAGCTTCACCTATAAGCCCAGCAGAAGTACCGAAAGCATCTTGTGCAGTTCCTACACCACCACGTATCATGTCTTCTGCACCTTGTATAAAAGGCATATAGGAACCCATGCCTTGAGCAGTAAGACGGAAGGCTTCTTCTTGAGCTGGTGTAAACCCAGCTATACGTTCACCTGTGTATGTGTAGGGGTTAGCTCCCTCTACACCGAAGCCCATAATTTTATTAACTAAGTCTTGATTCAGTAAAGGCATGATTCCAGGAACATTCTGTCCAGGAACACCTGCGTAAAACTGTGCCAGCATATTAGCTGGTAACGTTTCTGTTCTAGTATAACTACTTTCTGTTGCCATTAAGCTCTCCCGATGCCCATCTGTTTTGCTTTATTTTCGTTTTTGTCCATCATTGCGTAAAGTCTTTTGATACCTGCTTCGTGGTCACCGTCACCTAAACCAGTTACTGCTTGTTTAGTCATAACAAACTCACCGTCTGCAAGTATAGCGTTCACTGTGTCTACGTCTCCTGCTCCGTCTGGATCTTCAATATCACCGCCAACCGCTCTCATGTCCATTACGCCACCTTCATTAAATTCAGGAAACATGAGTTTACTGTATTCATCGTCACCCATGGTTGCTCGTAAGTATGCAGCAGTTGCTGGATCCATCATTCCACCTGCTCCTATACCAGAAGTTAAATAGTTGGGTGAGCCTACACCGACACCCTGAACACCATATTGAGTGGGTAGTACAGCAGGTCTGAGAGGATTTTGTAAGTATCCACCGAGTTCGCCACTTGGTCCAGGCATTCTTGAAGTATCTTTAACGTCATCAAAACCACCGAGTGCTGCTAATCCTAAACCACCTAAACCGACTTTTTGTAAACCAGAGAGGCTTTCTAATCCACTTAATGCGTTTACTCCTTCTACCCCTCTCAAACCAGCACCTAGTGTTTGTAGACTGCCTCCTATAGTTCCTTCTGCTCCTGCTGCTCCTGGACCAAGGCTTCTAAACATACCTTCTGCGTTGAAAGGGTTTAGTGAAGCCAAACCTTCACTAAATGTTGTTTTTCCTAAAGTTCCACCTTTGACACCGAAACCTGATGCAACACTGCCTAGTGTATAACCTTGAGCAGCACCTTTTACAGCACCTTTGAGGTTTCCTTCTTGTATAGCACCACCGATACCACCACCTATCGCTGCACCTGCTGGTCCACCTATAGCAAAACCTACAACCTGACCAATAGTTCCTGCTGCTTTTTTAATTGATTTACCTAACTTTTTAAAAAAACCAAACTCAGGTGCTCCTGTGAGTGGGTTAATTGAGTTTTCAAAATGTCCTACTTGATACTGATAAGGGTTAAGTTCATGACGTTCAAAAGCGTCAAATAATTGTCTTTTTAATACAGGGTCATCAGCTATAGGTCTAGGTAAAACCATTTCTCCAGGAGTGAGGTGCCCAATCATGTTGTCGCCGTAGCGACCATGTATAGCTAACTCATAACGTGCGTCTGCTAAACCTTCTAAACTCTCTAACCCTTGCATAGTCCTCTGTTTAACTCCTGATTTGATTTAGTTTAACTAATTTGAACAAAGTTGTATATATCATAATGAAATACTCGTTGCACCTGCTATTTTTAAGGTAACTTCACCAACCGAACCAGTAGCAGATAAGCCTTTATTTATCTTAGGTGTAGTAATCGTTATCCACTCATTACCGCTGTATACCTCTAATGATTCATTGTTCGTGTTCCAGACTATACTTCCTGGATTAAACTTAGCTTGACCTTTAGTAGTATCGTCTATTTGACGTACATTATCTGGATCAAACTCACCTAAATTAATTTCTAATATCCTAACGAGTCGATTATAGGTTTCTGGACTGACCACCTCTTCCATCTCTAAAGGTAGTCTAGTGACTAACAACCTACTCATCGTCTACCGTCAGTCCTTACATCTAAACGTGTTGCTCCTAATCTCCAACCTGTTGCTGTGTTTGCTGGTACATTATCGTCGTCTGATTCTATCCTTACAACTGCCTGTCTTGCCCTTGCTCTTACGTGTGATTGTTGAGTACTACTACTGATTGCAGAGGTGCTGTTTGTTGTAAGTGTGTCTCCTGGAAAGTTACGTGTTTTTAAAACTATGTTTACTTGACCGCCACCACTGTTACTTAAAAAACGTATATCAGGAATCATTCTATTTATAAAAGCAAACTGTTCTCCATCCCCTATATCAAAGTCACTTGATTCAACAAACACATTTGTCATAGGGCTACCGTCTGCGTCATACCCTGTTTCGTGTTCATATAGGTATGAGTTTTCTGTAGCTCTTGGGTATGGTTCTACACCAGCATCTAACCAAGCATATCTTCTGAGTTGGCCATACGACCAAACGTTTTCAGCGTAGTTATAAACAACGTACCTGTCTATTTCGTCCGAACTAGCAGAGCAATAGTACCAACCTACTTCATCATATTGAGTGTTAGTAAAAGCATGTGTTTTAAATGTTTGACTTGAATTGTAATCATCAAACACATAACTTAACACACTACAAGGTACTTTCTTTACAGAACCTGTATACACATAAAAATTATCATACCCCATCCAAAAAACACCGCTGGGTGCAGTTACTGCTGCTTTAGGTGCAACTAAACCTGAGTTTTCATTGATTAAGTTTATGCCGAACGTAAACGGTGGTCCGATAAATTGCATGCTGTATAAAGCAGTATCTGTCCATATAAGTATTTCCTGCCTAGATTTTACAGCACCAATTATAGCACTACCTGAAGACAGTCTTAACTCTCCTGCTGTATTTGTACTTCTTGGTTCAAAATCTAACTCGTTTTCTTGATCACTAAACGCTATCAACATAGGATCTACACTACCAGTTCTTGCAGAGTTGGTAATAGGATCAGCTCCTAAAATAATTAAGTGTCTGTCTTTTTCTGAAGTTATGGCTTGCAGTCCTACTGTTGGAACTTGGTTAGCTCCTGTAATTCCAGATAAAACGACTGCCCTTGTACTTGTACCACTACTTTCTAACCATCTGTATACACCGCCTCCCCTCACATTCATAATTAAATTTTCACCAAAGTGATCGTGTGTCCAAAGTCTTAACTGATTACTGGCAGATATAGCACTAGCACTGCCCCATGTACTAGCTCCCCATGTTCCTGTACCCCAACCTGTTGAAGCTACATAAACATCTAAACCTACGTTGATTTGATAAGTTCCTACTACCGAACTACCTCCATTACCACTATCACTAGCATTAGCTGTAACTGTAGTTCCTGAAGTGTCTTTAGCTGTAATTTCATAAGTGTTTGTGCCTGTAACTAAAAGTATTTGATATTCTTGATTCAATACAGCAGCAGTAATATTACCGCCTAAAGTTGCTGCACCGCTAAAAGTAACAAAGTCATTGGTTACTGCTCCGTGGCTTGTGTCTGTTACAGTTATTGTAGAACTACCGTTTGTTGCTGCAAACGTTACGTCTCCTGCCGAAGTTGTGCTTCTGATGGGTGTAACATCGTCAAAGTTTGATCCCTCTTTTATGTAGTATTTAAACGTTGTGCCCACACCTAAATATTTACTACCTTCTAAAGACACCCATGCGTGAAGTGCTCTAGCTTTTCCTAGATATGTGTCGAGTGTATCTTTTGCCCAGCCACCTATTTTTTGTACTCGACCGTTCTTAAATCGTATTAAGTTTGAGTCAAACCAACCACCCTCATTATCGTATTCAGTTCCTTCTCTATTAATCCCAGGTCTAAATATAAATTTGCTCAGTGCCATTATTACACCTCATACCAATCTTTACCTTCAAACAAAAGAGATTCTGCCTCTCTTCTTCTTATCAAACCTTTTAAAACTTTACCGCCAGCTTTATTCCATCGTCTTATTTGATTAGGAACTTCGTTGTACTTTTCTTCATTTAACACTTTAAGCATTGTTGAGCTTGAAAGATTAGTTGGTCCAAGGTTATAAACCCAAGAAACCAAGGCATCAAATTGGTTTTGCTCTAAATCAACTGTAACCTGATCGTTTATATAGCCTTCATACTCTTCCATCTCTTCTATAAGCCATTCTTCAGCTTTTTCTTGAGTGCAAGTATCACCCTCTTTGACATCTTTGGTTCTTCCGTAAGCAATTGTCCATACATTTGCTGGACACAAATATGCTTCTAGCTTACAACCTTCAAATTTTTTTATTAAGGATAATCCTTCTGCTGATATTTTCATTTTATTGTTCCTCAACTGTAACAGATGTCGTAACTTTTCTATAATAAACAACAACTTCTTTAAGTTCATTTATATATCTTTTTAACTCCTGCATGTTGTACGCCATAAGCTCATAGTCAGGAACAGACATAGCCAAAAATACTAGCTGACCATTTTCTTTTTCAACTCTTTCTAAAAACTCGTCAATGTTTTTTTCTGAAACAACGTACCAATAAGGTTCTTTTAAATCTATTTCGCGAGGCAATATAGGCTGTACTATCTTCCTTTCTATTGGCTTTGTAATAATCTCTACTTTTTTACTGGGTATCAGACTGC